TACGCTTCTCCTGAGACTTTGATTTCGGCTCTGCCGCCTTGAGGGCAGGCATATCAACACGCTCGTTCTGCCTGACGTCCTCCGCAAAGCCATTGATCCTACGGGCAAGCCATTTCGTGGAGATAGGGTTGGTGAACTTGCGCCGCCGAACCTTCTTGCCCTTGATGGCAAACAGCATCTTCGCTTCAGCCTTGTGGACGATGAGCAACTTGCTCTCGGAGAGATACACGTCACCATTCACCAGCAACCCCTTTTCCAGTTCAGTAATCGGGGTATCTGGCATGTCAAAATATGCAGTCTTAATCACTTGCTACTCCTTACGGATACGATTTCGTCATAGTAAACCCGCGCCCCTTTGATGCCTTGGCATCCTTCTTTCAGGGCTTTCGCGAGCTTGTTGAGTTCCGGCTGGTTCACCTTGACCATATCGAGCGTCAGGCGAGGGTCGTCTCCGGATGCGACAGACCCGATGAAGGCTTTCTTGTCGATCACCTCGATCTTCCAGTTCTTGCTGCTGCTGACGCCCTTTGCCTTGGGCGCCTCCTGGGTGGCGATAGCCGCAGCGGCGTGCTGCGCTTTCACCTCAGCCTGCATGCGGATGTTCTCCGCCTCTGCTGCAGCTTCGGCTGCGGCGGCAGTATCCTCTGACGCTGCCGCCTTCTTCTCGATCCGCTCAGCCCGTTTCTCGGCGTTCTTGGCGATGCGGGCAGCCTCTGCGGCCGCCTCTTTGCGGATCTGTTCACGAACCCGGTGCTGATATGAGCTGACTTCCGCCTTTGCATGGCGAAGCCCGCGATCGATCACGTCCGTTGCCCGCTTGTATTCAGCGTTGACCTTCTCGACGTATTCCCTGATCGGCCTGAGATGATCCTTGCGCATATTCTCGAGTGTCTTCACGTGTGCCGCGCATTGCTGCATTGCGGTGGAGATGTTCTCCATGTCCTCATCGTTGGTGACCACGTCAATATAGAGAGCCTTCCCGATTGACTCACCAAGGTCGATGAGTTCCAGTGCCGTAGCCGGCAACCCCTTCGGGATCAGTTCGCCAGTCAGTTCAGTTTGTTTTTCATTCACTTGCAATTCTCCTTAAAGTTTCGCACTGCCAAGCACGCCAGAAATACCGAGAAATCGGTAGCGCTTGTGTATTCCATCAGTTCATAGCTGCCGTCTGACTTCAGCAGCAATCCGTATCTAAGAAGTTTTTTCTTTGATTTCCGTTCCTCCAAATAGGCGTTTTCGTATCCTGCGAGTTGAGGCCCAACGGTAGGCATGAGCTGTGCAGAAGTCTTGATATCGATGAGTGAATCTCGCTTACTGCCCTTCGGATCCGGGCCGGCGAGGTCGAGCGTCCCCGCGTACTTGAATTTTTCCGAGTAGACACGCAGCTCGGAGTGAGCGGGACGAAAACCCGTTTCACGCTCAAACTTGATATAGGCATAGAAATAGTCTGCGATGTCAGTGTCGAGGCTGAGTTCATCGAGGTCTCGTTGAAGGTGAAGCTCAACCGCTCGGTGAACTTTAGTGCCACGTTCGCTGGCTTTCTGCAAGACGGCGACAGGAATTCCGAAGTAGGAGTCGAGTACCCCGAGAGCAGTTGTAACAGATGGGACTGATTTACCGTCTTTGGTGTACTCATGCCTTTCCTCATTGAATTCAAGCGTCATCAGGCTCTTCCTCCATTTCAATCGCCTCTCCAACTTCCCAGTCGTTCGGGACGACATATTCAGACACGATTCTGTTGATGTGATTGGCAATGTCGGCGCCCTCTTTACACACATTCGCCGCGACTAGCTTCATCAGTTGTTCAATCTGCTCATCGTCCGCCTCAGCAATCGCCTCGCGGAACCACCCGATATCAATGAGGCGGGCCTGGATAATTTCCGCCTCTTTTTCCTCAAGCCTCACGGTGTCATCCGGGGTGCGGGGGTCGTTCGGGTGGTTGGTACATGGCCCCCAGGTCTCCGGATCTCCGGGCCCAGGCATGTTTCTCCAATCTTTCATGTCAGCTTTACCCCGAATATTTTGATGGTGCTGTCCAGAGTCAGTATCTTGTCGGAGAATTTGATGTTGATCTTCTTCTCAGGAAACCACGGCAGGTTGATACTTGCTTGCTCAATAACTCCGGGGCGCATTGCCCGCCCAACGAAGCCTTTGATGAAGTTGCGCCTATCCATCACTGTTATCTCCCTTCTCTTGCTCATCCCTATAGGTCCAGTATTTTGCGTAGAACGCCGTGCCATCCAGCTTTGCAAGTTCAAGGTGCTCCTTACACACCCTGAAAAACTCATCGTTCCCGCGCATGTAATCGACCTGCATGTTGATGCCGGCGACGGTGGTGTCTCCGCACAGTTCACACTTCGGGAGCGTCGGTTGCTGCCGAGCCTGGATGGAGTAGTGCTTGTAGACCTCGCCAAACCGCGGATATTTCTTGCTCATTCAGAGAACTCCGCTGTCTCGATATAGAGCTTCCCGTATTGATCTTTCCAGAGAACCAAAAACCCACCATCATGCGGGATGATCTTCTTGCTCTGGCTGGTGGTCAGCGAATTAACCAGCTTGTTGTAAGCTGAGTTCTCTTCGCTGTAGGCCGCTTTGGTTACGTCCTTCGCGGCCTGATGCCGTTCCTTTGCCGCAAGGTACTCGCGGTACTTTTCTGTGAGGCCGCTCATCCTTCACCTCCCTGACTCGAGATCCAGTCCATGCAACCCTGTGCATCCGACTGCTGCAGACCTTCCCAACCGTCAATCTCCATTGCATTGAACAGGTCTGCCTCCTGCAGGTTCATCGCCTTCAGCTTTCGTTGCATGATGTGCTTGGTGGGTTCAGACATGGGCAGATGACCACCTCTGTCGCCCTGAGCGGCCGCTGGCGGCGTTTTCTCTGGCTCCGGCCCCGACTGGGTGTCCTGCATCTCTTCAAACTCACCCTCGATCGGGGGGCGCTCCTGAGATCGTTCCTCAGTTTGCGGTCTCTCTTCGGCCTTTGCCGCCTCCGAGCGCCGCTTGACGTCGCCATAGTGCTGCGTGTCTTCCGGGGTGATGTCCTTCAGCCCCTCGGTAGCCTCGAGCACGCCAAGGGCGCCAGCGACCTTCTCGCGGGCCGCCTGGGGCCACAGCTTTGACTCACGCTTGATGATCGCCTTCTTCGCCATCTCCCCGTACCACTTCGTCCAGGCCGGGGAATTTGGGGCCTTGGATGCCTGCCTGACCTTGTCGATCTCCGACTTGGACATCTTTCCGGCGAGGTAGGCGCCTTTGCTGGTCATCACGTAGCAGTAGACCCCGACAATCGGCCGGTCTTCCTCGCCAAATGGATCCTCGATCTCATGGATCGGCTTTTCGTCCAAGCCGCGCCAGATGAACCGGTCGCCCTTGCGCACCACGTCAGCCCGGACGTAATCGATTGCCCCGGACATTTCGGCCAACCGGGCAAGGCCCATGTAGCTGATGTCGAGCGTGCATTGCCCGTCACGCGGGACGAGGTATGCCAGCTTGAGGTTTGGGTCGAGGGAGAGGCCGGCAGTCGCCACGCTGATGACTGCGGTCTGGATGGACTGCGGCGGGCACCTCTGAAGTGCTTCGTTCTGCCGCATCCGCTGGTTTACAAAGATGCTCTCTTTGTCCCAGTTTGAAAATGGTTCCTTTTCCTGGGAATGGATCGTCAAAAAACGATCCTTGGCCGCTACTATGGCCTTTTCCCAGACAGCAAGCTCTCTGGTCATGCGTGTTCTCCTAAAATTAGACACTCTGAGATTGCATGTTTACGCTAAATAGCGGTCTATTGCAATAGAGTGTAATTTTTGGGATCTTAAAGCGCATTCGGTCGCTTAGGATTGACATATAGGCGGCGCACGCCGATGATCTTGATAGCTGAAGGAGTGTGACATGACGTGCAAGAGTTGTACCAATTACCGATTTTATGGGTGTTCCGTGCATGAAGACGGTTGGCCCAATACTCGCTCGGATGACTGTCCTGCCTTCGTCTACCTCCCTGGTTCAGATGAGGCTGAGGACGATGAATTGCCCGAAATGTGACGCCCCCCTGGTCATTGACCCAGACCGGAAATACAACTACCAAGTGCCATTTGTGCCGGCGAGAGACCATTGTCTCGAGCACGGGTATCAGCCCGTGCCGCCGCCGATCCACTTCGCACAGCACAGCAAAAAGGAGCCAACCAATGGGAAAAGATGAGCCGACCGCGGTCGATCCCGCGGTCCTTACCGAGTGCTTTGCCATCTACTCACGGGTGCAGTCCGGCATGACCCGGTACCTGCGTGACGATGCGGACACCTATTCGCCGATGATGAGCAAGCTCCGGGAGGACAAGTGCCACCTTGAGCCTGTCATCAACGGATTCCTCGCCATTCAGCGGTACCTCAGCCTGCGAGGGCTCGACGCCAGTCTGTTCAGCTACACCGACCGGGTGCTGTTCATGCTGATAGTGGTCGAGCAGACCTCGGACAGCCCGGAGATGCTCCCATTCCTGCATGATCCGGCCGCCGATCCATTGGCCGCCGCGTTCTTTCAGGCCCTCAGCCAGCCCGAGTTTGAGTGGCGGGACGACAACACCAAGTCGATCACCGAAAGGATGCGAGACGTTGTCATAGCGATGGAGCCGCACGTCGATGCGCGGAAGTTCTACGAATTCACGGCCCAGCCGATACAGCATGTCGAGGCGCCCATCATCCCAAAAGATGCCATTGTCGTCAGCGATGACACCAAAACGAAGACGGTGCATTGATATGGCGAGCAAAGACGACTGGATAAAAATGCGCTCATCACTATTCAATCACCCGAATGTTCTGGGCATGATTATTGAGCTGTCAACGTCTGACTCATTCCATGACCATTGTACCCAAGGTAACGATGGTGACGTAAATGTGACGGATCATGTGTTACGCCTCGTCACGATTGGTGGATTGGCCGTCACATGGTCTGTTGTTAGACACCGGGGAGAGCCCCAAGAAAATGGTGATTGCCTACTTCCAGGGGCAACAGATTCCTTCATTGACCTTATGACAAACTGCCCAGGATTTGGTGGTGCAATGTGCCGTGTTGGTTGGGCAAAAGAGACCAAAGACGGTCTTGTTTTTCCAGATTTCTTCAATGATTTCAATGAAGTTCCGAAGCAGCCAGCAAAGGAAGGGAAAGAAAGGACGGCTGCATGGAGAGACAGACAAAAGACCAAGAGCGAAGGAGGTGTGACGAAGTGTGACGAAGTGAGACGCTCTGTGACGACAGAGAAAGAGAAAGAGAAAGAGATAAAGAAAGAACTACCTACGGTAGTTCCAAAGAAAAAAGTCGCCGAAAGGCAAAGGCCACCAACAGTCGCTGAAGTTCACGCCTACTGTGCCGAACGAGGGAACACCGTGGATCCAGAGGCTTTCGTGGATTACTACACGGCACGTGGCTGGGTGCTGACAAACAAGCAAACGATGAAGGACTGGAAAGCCGCAGTCCGCACTTGGGAGAAAAATCGTGGAAACGGATCGGGACAGCAAGCCACAGCCGGCCGGGGCACTGGCAAGACGAGCGCAAGAGAGCATAACCAGCAGATCAGCGACTACCTCAACGCCGAACTCGACAAGGAGCTGGGTCGGCCTTGAGCGGGCCTATGTCATCGGGATCTTCAAGCGGTTTGGTGAGCTGTACGGCAATGTCTGGAACTCCCAGACGACGAGCCAGCGTGACACTGAAGACAAAATGCAGGCTTGGGCGAAGGTTCTGGCGGGGGTCGAGCCGAAAGAAATAGCCGATGCTTTGACTCGTCTGCCGGATATGCCGCCGAGCGCGCCGCAGTTTCGTGCCTCTTGCCGGCAGAATAGGCCAGCAACGGAAGCGCACAAGCGATTTCCTCCGGCATTACCGAAACCGAAGTCGAGCAAGCATAAGGCCCTGGCCGCGATCTCGATCATCAAGCACAACCTCCGCAAGGGCACGAAGGAGGATCCGGAGTACGTCCCACCGAAACGTGTTGCTGCCGATGAGTTCGCCTTTGGCCGCGGCGGCGATTACGAGAAGAGAAAGGCCGAAGGCTTTACCCAGGAGTGCAAAAAATGAACAAAGAAACATTCACCCAGAAGGTGAACGATTTTTCCCAATGCCTGATCGACTATTTCACGATCAAGCCGGTCGAGTTTGAGCAGATGGATTCTGAAGATCAGGATGATTGGATGGCTTGCGTGACTGCCGATGCAGACCCGTGGGAATTTCAGTGGACTTTGCTCTTGTCGATTCACACTGAGGATCCAGACAGGATTGGAATTAGCATCGAGGATGGTGAATCCCTTAATGCTGATTTTCAAGATGCGATGACCTATCTTGCGATGGAGGCAATAGCTCAGTTGCGCACTGAGTACGAGAAGGTCGATCGCTTGGAGTCAGTGCTGAAAAACACGAAGGTCACCCTGGCTGGCGCCATAGAGGATTTCAAGAAGGTCAAGATCGAGAACGTCATGCTCAAGGATGCTGCGCTTGGTACCCCTTGCGAGCAGATCAGGCATGGGCAGGAAATGGAGGAAATGCGTGAGCGGATAGAACGGCTGCGCCTGCAGAAGGCTCAGCGCGAGGCGCACGACTCTGTGTTGATCCAGGGTCTTGCTACATTGGCCCGCCGCAACCCTGAGTTACAGCAGTTTGCCGAGGGGATACTGAAGGCTGCCGATGAGGCGTTCAAGCGGGTGAAGCTGTCTGATCTGGTTACTGTTCATCTCAACCAGCCTGCAGAGCGCGACCGCAGGGGTAGGGCATGAAGATTCTCCAGAAGATGTGCAAGTGCGGGGAGTGTGGATACGTCTTCCCTGCAGATGATGTGCTTGAGGCACCAAACCCGTTTGATGTCTACAGCGACGAGGTGATTGAGGGCTGCCCGAAGTGCAAGACCCCGGAGAACATCCTCCGTCTCTGTGATGAACCAGGGTGCCAACATGAAGCGAGTTGCGGCACCCCGACGAAGGAGGACGGTTACCGCCGAACCTGTCACCTCCATATTCCAAGCACAAGTGAGGTGTGATATGCCAGAGCATGACCTGATTGCTCCCCATCTTCGCGACCCTGGTTATTCTTACCGGGCGCATGTCGTGAAGGTTGTGGATGCCGATACCATCGATGTTGATATTGATGTTGGCTTCAACATCCTTGTCCGTAAGCGTCTGCGCCTCTATGGCGTCAACGCCTGGGAGACTCGCGGCTCAGAGCGCAACCTGGGACTGGAGGCGAAGAATTACGTAGTGTCGATGATTGCGCGAGCCGAGACTGTCATCGTGCAGACCCTCATGGATGCCGAAGGCAAGTACGGCCGGCTGCTGGCCTGGGTATTCGTCATCCCCGCTGAGAAGTGGGTGCTCGACGGGTGCTATCGCCCGGTATGCCTGAACACTGAGCTGATCGCCCTTGGACATGGGCGCCCCTACATGGTTGGCAAGACATGAGTGAAATGAGCAAAGCCGTTGCTATGAAATTCAAGCTGGCTACGCGCCGGCTGAAACTGACGCAGGAGCAAAAGAGGGAACTGATCGACTGGTATGCCGATGACCATGAGGATATCGAGAAGATCGATCAGGCGACATTCACCCTGTTGCTGAAACAATTCTGCCTTTCCCGCAACTGGATTACGATCCATCAGTTTGATGAGCAAATTTAGGAAAAAGTATGTTCTCCGTGGAAGGCGTGATGATGTCATTGGGTGTCTGTTGCATGATCTGCGCTGCCTGCCCCGTGATAAGGAGTATGTGGTTACGTTGGAGCGATTGGCGATGCCTGTGTCAGATGCGCAGCGCGGGCTGTTTTGGATCTGGATGGAAATGTTGGCCGCCGATATTGGCGACACGAAGGAGGAAATCTACGAGCGATATGTGAAGAATGGCCCGTTTTTGAATGGGCTTGGTATCAGTGAGATATCCGATGAAGACATGACCGAGGTTATGAATCACCTCCAGCGGTATTTTGCCGAATGGGGCTACAACCTGCCCAGCGGGCATGACGACTATTACGAGATGCTGGAATCCCAGCAAGCACAAAGAGGAAAGACTTTTGAACGATATTGAAAAAGCCGAATTGAATCTCCGTCGCGCACAGGACGCATACAACAAGGCAATGAAGGAGCAGAACGAAACTGGCGACGTGAAGATGAACGGGAATGGAAAGGCAGAGTATGTGCCCCCGCCTTTGGCGCCGAACCAGCGTCTGCTTGATGTCACTCAAATAACGAGCATCGAGGACATCGTATCGATTGCCGCCATCCTGGGTCTGAGGGTTGTTGTAGATATCGAGAATCCGCGTTTTGCGTCGGTTGAACATTTGGTTGCCGAAGATGCTGAAAACGACGTCGCACCGTAGCAACAAGATCCGCGAATCAGCGAGGGGGCAATCCTGTACCCTCCTGTTTCCTGGGATTGATAACCATGACTCTGCAACCGTGGTTTGGTGTCATTCGCCATTCATCGGGGACGGCCCCTCTATGGGAGCAAAGAGCCATGACTTCTGTGGGTGTTATGGGTGTAGCCAGTGCCACGATATTTTAGATGGAAGGAGGAAGACCGCTTACGACAGGGAAACCCTTCGGCACTACTTCAACGAAGCAATGAAAAAGTCGCTGATCCGGCTTTGGGAGATGAAGGTGAAGATATGGTAGTCATACTGGCGTTTGATCCCGGACTGGATGGAGCAATCGCGTTGGTTGCTGCCGATGGTTACCCGATGAGGATTTGGGACATGCCATCGCTCGACCGGCCGCAGGGAAAGGGACGAGAAGTGAATCCTTTTCTGCTTGCGGATATCGTGGAAGAAGCCCGAGAACTGGCTGGAGATAACAAGATCGAGTGCGTGGTTGAGCAGGTTGGCCCGATGCCAACTGATAGCCGGCCTGCAGCATTCAAGTTTGGGGATGGATTTGGTGTCATTCGTGGCGTGATTGGGGCGCACCACCTGACTACCCGGTTTGTTCGTCCGCAGACGTGGAAGAAGTATCACGGCCTGCTGAAGAAGGACAAGTCCGCGTCTCGGGCTTTGGCCCTGGCGAAGTGGCCCGATTTGTCTGATGAGTTCCGGCGCATCAAAGACGCCGATCGTGCCGAGGCTGCATTGATCGGGCAGTTTGGCCTTACCGTTGCCGGCTGGGCGAGTGAGTAACATCCTTGAGCGGCTGGCGATGCTGTCAGCCGGGGGCGGCCCGCGCAATCGTGCGGGTTGTGCCGATCGCTTCGTAATCGAGGATTTGCTGATCGGCCTTGGGTGGATAAAGAAGCCGCACGTGGTCGAGATGCTGCTGGCGAAGTACGGGGGGCATGGGTTGCATACGCCAGAGTTGATTCGTGCTCTGCATGTTCGTTGGGCAGGACACGCCAAGAGGTACCGGCTTGACGCCTGTCAGGTCGATGACCTGATGTTGCTGGCCATTGCCGAGCATTTTGACGACAGGCGATGTTCGCATTGCAAAGGAACTGGGGAGGTAATGCGTGAACGTAAAGGTATGCGTCGGCCGGTGGTGTGCCCATCTTGTGGCGGAAATGGCAGATACCGCTACTCTGGCCGCAAAAAAGCCGAGTCGGTGGGAATACACAAGAATACTTGGCGAGACCGGAAGATCGACTCCCTATACAACCGAATCCTTCTATCGCTTGGCTCCTGGGAGTCTTACGGGAGGCGCCGCCTGAATCGTGCAATGGGTGATTGATACTTAGCACAAATTGACCTAAGATTCATTTACAGGCAATCAAGCCTGAGCATTTAGGAGTGCAGAACATGACTACCCCCGCCGAAATGGCCTTGAACTTGGCTGCCGCTTTTTTCCGCGACAATGCCGGGTTTGCATACAACCCGAAGACAGAAACCTCCGATGAAGGCAAAGTGCGGCACGCCCGCGAACTTGCTGTTGCTGAGATGGAGATCCAGAAGAACAGCAACTACCGGTACGAGTGGGCTGTTGATCCGGGCATGGACAGCAGTGATTTTGAAACCGACGAGAAGAAGCGGCCGCACCGGTTGTGGTGCGTGACCCTGTATCGCAGGCATGAATCCATCGATCACCTGGGCGGTGTTGATTTCGGTGCCAATGGTTCGCCGAAGAAGGATTCGTACCGACGTGTGGTAGAGGCGGAGATAGCCCTGGCGCACCTTGACAATATCCGCGCAGAAACCGCAGAGACTGCGCGGCTTGATGCCTTTCGGACTGCTGCTGAGGGTCGTTACGACGGCACTGGCGATACCGACATCGATGCAGACGCGAGGGTGTCAGAGTCCGAGGATGATGGCGGCGCCTGGGTGGCTGCCTGGGTTTGGGTGTCTGACGAAGACGCGGGTATCAAGCGGGGAGGTGCGGCATGAGCATCTTCGGATGGAGTTACCCACCGGGCGCGGCTGACGATCCGAATGCGCCTTACAACCAAGATTCCGAGGACTGGGGCCTGGACTTGGCGGAAGTGAGAACCGAGCTGAAGGCGTTGAGCACAGGCCGCTGGGAGTGGGACAAGATCGATTGCTGTATGACCGGCAAGGATGCCGATCTTGAGCCCTGGGGGGATCAGGGTATCGAGCTGGTTTCTGCCGATGAGGACAAGATCACCTGCATGGCTCGCATTATGAAGACCTTCGCGGGTGATGATGTCTGCCTGAATACCCCTTGGGACTTGGCGCCGGAAGCCGAACGCGAGCGGCTGGAAGAGCGGGCGGTGAGTCAATATCTTGACGCCGCGCAGGAAATTGTCTGCGGATGCTCTGTTCCTGGGGAGTGGGATGGAGATTCCTGGGTGATGAGCGAAGCTGTGGAGTTTTCTGTCCCCTGGGTGATGTCAGGGGATGGGGTAACCCCTGATTACGCCGCCACGGCCCGCTCAGCGGCTTTGGCTGCCGATTCTGCCCTTGAGCCGGTCGTTGCTGAACTGAAACTGGCGGATGACGCCATGAACCTCTTGGCCGGATGGTCAACACTTTCTGCCGATGGCTCGATTATCAAGACCACGGCTGGCAATCCCGGCCCGGAAGCGGCCTGGAGCACTGGAGACGATGACAATGAGTAATTGCGGACGGCTGACGGATGCCGAACTGCTGCGGGCGCTGAATGCCGAAGCGGCTGAGTGGGTCGAGAATGAGAACCCAGGCTGCCCCAAGACGATGGCCGTCTACGACATCCTGCTGCGCAAGTCCAAGCGCAAGGTGAAGACGCACGATGTCGTGAACGAGATCAACGAGGCGTGTGGCACCCGGTTTGATTCCAACTTGCACGGCAAGTGGCGCCGGGGCGAGCGGCCGGTACCTCGCGAGGTCGAGGCATTGATGCGCCGACATATCCTGTCGTGCCTGTATGGCGAAGAGGGGGAGGTGCTCGCGTCTTTGCTGGATGGGGACGGCTTCTGCGAGCCTGAGTAGACTGCACGCGGCTTGGTTGGCCGACTCTTGGGCGGTACCTCGTAAATCCGGGTGCCGCCCATTTTTTATGCAAAAAACCCTTGACTATGGGACGTGTGCGCCTATACTCGGCTCAGGACAAACAGAAAGGAGTGCAACGAAGTGACCGATAAATTCAAGTTCATGGATGCCGCTATCTCGTGGGGGGAGAGTGACCGGAAAGACCCGAAACCCTTCCATTATTTCGCGAGTTCTGCCGCCAACTGGGCAGTGGATGAGGATTTGGGCAAGTGCCTGAGCAAGATCAGGCGGGCCGATAAGACTGACGGGCGCGTGAAAGTCCCGTTTTGCTGGGTGTGGCGCGTGCCGGTACCCAAGTCTGAGCCCTATGAGATTGATCTGTTCACGCCCCAGGTCGAGGGTGCGGAGTTCGTGGATTACGTTTACTACTGACAAAGAAAGGCCCGGTCGGCTTGAAACCATTCCGGGCCTTTCAGAGTGCTTAGCTTAGGAGTGCAAGCGGGATGGATCATAACACGAGAATGTCGGTCGCCAATGAAATCTTGGCGCAACTGGGCGGCAGCCGGTTCGCCCGGATGACTGGAGCGAAGAATTTCACCGCGCATCCGGACGGCAGCCTGTCGTTCAAGATTCCGGGAACACTGACCCGCGACCGGGTCAACTGGGTGCTCGTCACCCTCAACGAGTGGGATACATACGATCTCACGTTTCAGCGTTTTAGGGGTGGTCGCAACCCCTCAATCAAGACCATCCACGAACGGCACAATGTCTACTGTGACGAGCTGCAGAGCACGTTTCGGGACGTTACCGGGCTGGAGGTCATCATGCCAACCATCAGGAGTGCAACAGCATGAGTATCGATATCGACAAACTGACCAAGGGTGACCGCGTTTTGATCTCTGACGGGCTCCCAAAGCCCCCGAAGCACCATACGCGCAAGGTCGCGGACTGGGAGCGGCGGAACTTCATCGGTGTGTTTGAGCGGGTGGACAGTCAGGGCTATGTGACCATCGGGCGCCCTGATCTCTCGATGCCGGGAATGATTTCCTTCTCGTTCACCCTGCACGCCAAGTACGTGGCAGAGATTCTGCCGCCAGAGCAGGACGAGCAGGCCGCCTAAACCCTTACCGCCTCGCGCCGCCCAGGCGCGAGGCATGGAGTGCAACATGAGCCACTTAAAGATTTACCTGAAGATGGACAATGCAGCTTTTGCCGAGGGCAATCGCAACTATGAAGTCGCCCGGATCCTGCGTGCTTACGCGGACGAGCTGGTTGATGCTGGCGAGCACGTCGGCGCCCTGGAAGCGAACTTCTACGACCTGAATGGAAACTACGTCGGCGAGGCTTCCGCAACTGTCGATGATGACGACGAGGACGACGAGGACGACGCGGAAGAGGGTGGAGGCTACTACTGATGTCTTATCCAACCATCAAATTCAGGGGCTGGGACTGCGAGGTTCAGGTGCTGCGGTATGCGAACGGTCGTCCGGCAATTCAACTGGTTGACGCCCAGACCGGGGAGCCACTGGCGCGAGCGACCGTCAATCTCCCGGATGAGTACCTGTCGCCCAACGAGGTATTCATCAAGAACTACAGCGAGAACGAGGGGATTTTGGATGCCCTGGTTGCTGGGGGGGTCGTGGTTCCGCCGCATCGCTACGTGAAAACAGGGCATGTCCGTGTCGGGCAGTGCCACTTGGTCCGGGAGGTGGACTGAAATGAACGCTACAAATATCTGCCCAAAATGCGGATCCGATGAGACAGGCGGCGAGGGTGTCGAGGTCGAGGAATTCGGCGCCACCCAGGAGTGCTACTGCATGTCGTGCAACGAGCAGTGGACGCTTCACTTCGTCTTGGTGCCTGAGCCCACCCAGGTGGTGAAGCGATGCCCGAAGTGTAACGGGGCGAACGTCGAGGAACTGATAGTGCATTGGGACAACCCGAACACGGGGGAGCGCGGCGACGAGGGGTTGGCCGAGCTGTACCCGGACGTGTATTGGTGCCACGACTGCCAGAAACACCCGAAGGAGCTGATCGAGTCAAAAGAGGGTCAATAACCCGTATTCGGATAAAAGGCGCGGAAAAATGCGTGCACTCTGTCACGTGAGCGCCTATACTCAACTTGTCGGACAACTGCATATAGGAGTGCAATCAAATGAAAATGACCCTTCGCTTTATCTCTGATCCGGGGCACGGCTGGCTTGAAGTCTCCAAGGGCCTGCTGCGCGAGTTGGGTATCAAGCCCGACCAGATTTCTTCTTTCTCGTACCAAAACGCAACGCACGCTTTTCTAGAAGAGGATTGCGATGCGGGTGTCGCCCTGGATGCACTAAAGGCCCGCGGCGATGAGGTTCTGTTTGATGAGGTGTATCAGGAGCACACCCCGATCAGGAACATGCGTGGATGGAGAATGTCGGCATGACCACCACGGTTGAAAGCAACGGATCCAAGTGGGCTGGACAGGCGCCCGACCCCATCGAGGTGCTGTATGACCGCCTGCACAACTACCCCTTGGATCCCAGCTTTGAGAAATACGGCAACTTCATCATGCCTCAAGGCATGGGGGAGTGGCATTTTTGGGGGAATTTCCTCACCGTCTCAGCAGTGTTCAGCATCAAGACGACCGAGCGCGATGTTATCGACACACTTATCGCCCTGATTTATGACAACCAGAGACGCCAAGATTACCGCGCCGCCCGCGCTGACATGCTTGATCGCGATGCGAAGAGTAGGCGGCGCAATGACGCAAGGAGCTTAGGACGATGAGCGAGCAATACGGATTCACCGGCAAACAGATTGCCGAGCTGAACAAGATGAAGGACTGGGATTCGGTGGTCATTCGCCTGAGTGGCAAGTGGCAGACCATCGAGTTCAACGGCAAAGGAGCGACCGGCCGCCGGACGGTTCAAGAGGCAAGCGTGGGGTTTGACTGCGGCACGGGTGATTTTGCGCTGATGTATGCCCATCAGAATGACACCACGTGGCAGTATTTTGTCCAAGGGCTCAAGCCGACCGATACTGTGCGATTCGTCACCCGCGAGAACGGATCCGAGCTGACGCGAGAGCGCGGGCTGAAAGTCACTGAGTTGCGAGCCTTGATCGACCGGTACCAGCGCAATGGAGCTATTGCGCGGACATATGGGACAACCATTTACCGAGAGGTGCGCGATGCCCGATAAGCAAGACTTTGTGCCACTGGCTGGATACGAAGAAGACCAAGACCGCGTGCTCCGGCGCATCATCGCGAGGTCGCCAGCATTCCCGATGTATCGTCCATCGCGGTACATGACCCAGCGGCGAATTCTTGGTCGCCTTCACAAATGCCCAGGCTTAGCGCAACTGATTGGCGCCGCCCAGGCGGCCGGGATTCAGGTAGCCATTGACATGGGCAATGGTGGAGACCACGGAGACTTTGAAGCAATTACCCCTGCAACATGCCTGATGGCAGTGCAGGAGATGGAAGAAGCCCAGCTTGTCTTTGTCAACGGCAAGCAACGTGCCGGAATGCTGGTCATCGCCGAGAATGGCGACGATTGGCTTTGCGACTATCACACAGCCCCTTGGCTGGAAGCAATTATTCAGGAGTGCAAGTTATGAATTCAGAATCAATCAACCTGATGGCGATGATTTCGGCTCAACTGACGAAGATCATCGACCAGCGCATCGAGCTGCATTTTCAAGAGCGCCTGCAGTCCCAGGTTCGTAACGCGCTACACCTTGAACGCGATTACCTGATTGGCATTGCTGACCAGCGTATTGCCATGAAGGCACCTAGCGCGTTCAACCTCAAGCAGGAGATTCGCGAGCTTGCCCAGGAGGGCGGGCTAAACAGCACCATCGAGGATACCATCGGCGAAGCCCTGGCTGAGTATCTGGATAGTCCCGGCAACATCGATGCCGCCCTGGCGCGTGCCGACTTGTCGGCCGTCATTGAATCAACGATTGAGGGGATGGATATAGATGTAACCCTGAAGTTCAACTAAACCACGTTCACGATGTTCACAGCTTAGGAGAAGACCATGCACATAGAGATTGAAACCCGTGCCCTGAAAGCCGCTGTTCTTGCGGTACCGACAAAGGATGTCCGGGAGTATCTGACCGGTGTCTGTCTGGAGATTACGGGGCACCAAATTATTGCGGTTGGCACCAACGGCCATTGGCTGTTTGCCGCCCGTGTCGAGCACGATGAGGCCGTGGAGGATACAACACTGATAATCCCCAAGGCAGACGTCGAGCAGGCCCTGAAGGGGCATAAGGACGAGACTATCGCACTGACCCGACTCACCAATGGTGAGTGGAGGCTTGGCCGCACGATATTCAAGCCGATCGACGCCAAGTATCCGGACTGGCGCCGGGTGGTACCGAAGAAGCCACCATCAGGAGAGGCGAGCGATTACAGTCCGCAGTACATAGCGGCAAGCGCAAAGGCCTTGGCAGTCTGGAACAGGATCCCGGTGAACGGGTTCGCGAGTTACGTGATTTACCAAGACGGCCTTAATGGTGCCGTCGCCCAGGGAGCAGACTTGGACGGGTTTTGTGTGGTCATGCCAATGCGGCGCCCGAAGGAGGCCCGCGCCGATCCCGACGTTAAGTGGGCACTGAAGAGCGGCTGAGAATCTTTCCTGATCTCCTTGCACATTAGGCCGCCTCAGACTAATATCTGAGGTGAGCCCACCCGTGGGTGGGACAAAGAGTGCTAATTAGGAGATTAGGAACATGCAAGCAAATACGAAAGGGGCGGCCAAGCCGCTTACATACGAAGAGCGTTTTAAGGCCGTAGAGCGGGCACTGAAGCGCAACGCTAATCCGGTGTCCGAATACGTGCTTAATGAGTGCATCATCAACGCCGACGACAGCCATAACGTGGATACGTGCTTCACGTGCTACCCAAGGGAGGAAACTTGGGACGTGGTGAATCGCCATACTCGCAACGAGGCATGGTGGAACATGGCGCTTTCCACGCTGTACTGTTGGGTGGATGACGCATCGATGTTTGACGGGCACGAATTCAGCCGCGCCCAGGTTTCCGGGTTCCGCAAGTCGGCCGCCCGCGCCCTCGCCCGGGCTGAAGACCACAACCCCCGTCCTGCGGCAACCCTCGCTGACCGCTTCGCCCAGGTGGCAGCCGTCGCTGACGAGCTGGAACCCACCGTTCGCGGCTTCCTGAAGTACAAGGATGTTTCGGCGATCGCCAAGCGCCTTCTTTCCGGGGATATCACCACCCAGGCTATCGGGATCCACCTTCGCGCCGCTGCAGACGAGGGGCGCGACGAATACGAGGACGGGTTGATCGAGTCCCTGGCAGGGATGGACGATGCCCGCGACATGCAGATGGAGCGCGAGACCATCGCCGCCGGCAGCGGGCCTGATTACTGGACGAACGAGGCCGGTGAGCCCCGGCTGGGATGAAATTGGACGCTCGACACGGCACGGATGCACCCAACAACTTAGCTTAGGAACTGAGACCATGAAACACATCAAGCACATCAATCACCCGCAGAAATACCTCATCGAGCAACGCGACAAGCACGCCGCCCTGTTGGAGCGGACCCACGAACTGCTGTTGTCGCTGCATATCGCCAGCCTGGAGCACGCGATACCCAAGACGCTAGGCGCCGCCGAGTCCATGGAGCTGTCCACCCTGCTGAACGATATCAGGGAAGCAAAGACGCAGGCATTCATGGACAAGCACGCCCACCCAACAAAGGGGCAGCCGGTCTACGTGTGGTCACGCGACTGCGAGTGCGTAGAGAGTGACCGAGTTGTGTGGATCCACCCAGAGGCTGGCGAGCTGGACGAGCTGACAGACCAGACCGAAGAATCAGCGGAAGGCCCGTACAGCATCAGCATGATTACCCAGGAACAGGCCGCAGACTTTGAGCCCACCTACCGCGACCGCATCATGGAAGCCTACGAGAACGGCCGGGGGTCCAGCCACTATGTCTAAGCGATGCAGCAACTGCGAACACTTCAACGCCCTGGACGAAGGCATAAACCACTGCCGAGCCCACCCACCCGTAGTGCATTGCATCGTTGACCAAGGTGCTGTGCTCTGGAGAACCAGATTCCCTGAAGTCCACCCGGGCTCATGGTGCGGGGAGTTCAGCCGGTCCCCCGGTACCTACTACCCTATAACTGATGAGCTTGTCGGCTCCCACCCAGACCTGCTGAACCTCGTCCAGACCTTGGCGAACATCGACGTTGGCAATATGTCCATAGACGACGCATGGGAAGCACTGTGCCAAGCTGTCTGCCTCGCCCGGGACATCGCACGGGAGGGGATTCAGCCATGATTCGCTACACACACTGCTACGAGCGTTGGAGCCCCGAGGATGTCGAGCTGGGCGCAACAGACGATCAAGGCATCATCGAGGGCAATGCCCAGGCGACGTTCCGGGAGATGGTCAAGGCCCTGGAGCACTGCGACCGCATCGAGGGCAGCCCAAGGCCCTGGTTCGCTGATGTCTCCTTCAACGAGGGCACGAGGGAATGGTACGAAGAGGGTATCAGGGAAGCCCGTTCCTACCACCCCGCAACACCCAGAGACCTGAAGTGGATGACCAAAGCCTGGAAGGCGAGCAACCCATGAGACAGGGAAGCATGCAGATCAGCAAACGCGACTTCTACGCCCGGGGAGGGTTCGCAAACCCCAGGTGCTGGAGACGACAACTCGGCCGGAGCGGCTGGACATACTACTACCGCTACGACTGACAAGAGGAAAAACCCATGATGACCAACTACACCAACGCCTGGACAGTCGCCTACTGGCTGATGATGGATAACGGCTGGCAGCCCTGGACCTTGGGACCAAGACCAAGAATGTGGTCAAGACTCACGGAGACAACATGAAACAGCACAAGAGAATCCCAGAACCATGGGAAGTGGATGAGCAAGTATCGTGTAGGCTCGCTATCCTCCTCGCCCTCATCGCCGGAGCCGTAGTGGGCACTATCACCACCGTCCTGATGAATACTTGACCCACTGCCCACGACACCTACACTATTCGCCATACCCAGAGAGCCCGCCACAGCGCGGGCTTTCTCTTGCTCACCCAGAACAGGCAAGACACCCAAATGGCTAGACAATACCCACTCACTGACCAGCAACGCCTATTCGCACGCGAATACGCTTCCTTATCTAATGCAACCCAGGCCGCCATAAAAGCCGGATACAGCCTAAAAAACGCAGCGAAACAGGGACATAAGCTGAAGAGCGACCCCAGGATCATGGCGATCGTCGCGCAGGTAATCGCAAACACTGAGGCCCAGGCCCTGGTGCGCGAGGCCCGTGAAATCGTGGATGATGCCCGCCTGCTGCAGGAGCTGGAGTGCTCCGCGATCCTTAACCCGGCTGACGCCTTTGACAATGACGGGAAACTGTTGCCAATCAAGGAGATGCCCGAGCCGGTTCAGCGTGCGATCAGCAGCGTCAAGGTGCGGTCCATCGAGTTGGGCAAGGCTACGCTGACCGAGATCAAGTTCATCGACAAGCTGGCGGCGATCAAGATGATGGGCATCGAGCTTGGCATGTTCAAGGACCAGCACGTTTACGAGCACAAGTTGGCAGACATGACTGACGCGGAGTTGCGGGCGGAGGCCCAGCGGCTTGCCCAGGTGCATGCCACCCAGGCTGAGAAGGCAGAGCTGCACGGGGTTGAGCTGCAGGAGCGTCACCACTGAGGGCCATTTGACCCCATACCAAGGCCTTGCCCTGGTTGAGATCGTGGCGTGAGCGGCTTTACAGAGGGCCGAATATCCGGTGCTGACCCAGAATCGGGCTGAAAGTGTCCAGAATCACGGGGTTGTACCGCGGGACTGTCCCATCCGGGAATTAAACGGCGCGTTTCAGGGGAAGCCGTGTCCGGCGGCAAAGCGGCAGATCGAGACGAAACACGCGCAGGAGAGTGCCGCTACCGGGATCCGCCAGGGGTATCACCCGCCAGATTCACGCAGCAGCAGGGCCGGAGGCCTGCATCAATAGGCCAAGGCTATCAGCATGGCATCGCCAATAGGCATGACCACACCCCAGGCAACACACCAACCCCAGCCCCAGGCGCAGGCCCACTTGATATTGACGAGGGTGGCGCATGACTCTGTGTGAAGAAGGGGAGGAATTGCGCAGTGCGTGAGCTGTGAGCTTGCAGAGCTTCGCGATTGCGTGCGCTGTGGAGGTCAAAGAGGGCGTGTGGGTGCGCGAGAGCATGAGGGGCAGGGGTAGGGGGGGGCAGGAGGGTGGCGGGCGGGAGAGAGGGCGGGCGGGCGTTTGGAGCCTCATCCGGCCGGGTACCAGTAATAAAGCCCCTCGCCAGAAAACTTCTCCTTCTTTCAAAATCGATCTTTGGATTAGGTACCATCCGATGGTGATTTTTATTCCCAGTATTTTTTTTGGATTAGGGTACCCATATTCCGTGACGCTTCGTGCGTTACTTTTTCGTCACGCGAGTGTTACTCGAGGGTGAGCTTATCCTGTGGGACGAAGTATGCGGGCCTGCCGCCGGCCGGGTCTTTCCAGTATTCCTCACGTTTTCCGTCTGAGCCGAGGATGTAGCCATGGACGATGTACTCTCCGTTGGTTCCGGTGAGCAGCCAGAATTGGCGATCGTCTTCGTCTTCCTTGTGCAGGATCAGTTCGTAGTTGTGTTTGCTTCGGGTTCTCACGTCGACGGGGCCGACATCTGGAGCCCTGAGTTTTCCTTTTCCTTCCCAGCGGATATTCAGGTACTTGGATAATGCGTACTCGCCCAGTACGCCCTCGATGTGGAGTTGCCAGTCTGCGAGTTTGCCTGCCCCGTATGCTGGCACCCTCTGGCTTCTCAGGTTCTCGACCTGACGCATGCAGCCGGCGTGTGCTGCGATGAGGATTTCCCAGGACAGCAGTTTGATTTTTGGTTTCACGCCTGATTCCTCTTCAGTCGATGAATCGATCGATCCTTGCGCTGTTGGCGCGATAAACGCCGCAGGTTTAACCACGGTTTTTTAGCTTTTCCGCTGCCCCAGCATTTGTCGCAAATGTCATTTGTAATGACCTGCCCTCCAATGCCACCTCGCCATGTTGCTGTATCGCCGTATGCTCGGACTCCAGCGCCAGAGCAGGCCTTGCATGGTGTGTCTCCGCCGTCGCGGTCGATACCTCGCCACAGCAACATGTCATCGTACATGCGGTCGCGTTGTTTGGTTATGGTTTCAATCTTATCTTTCAGCGCCTCGATCTCTGCCTCAGCGTCTTCATAGCTAACCCAATCCCCAAGCTCTGTCTCCGCCATAAAACCCATACAGTCATAGCCAAAGTCGTCATGATCGACCGGATCAAAGCGCTTCATCATCTAAGTTATCCTCATATTTATTCTTGCGGTCATGTTCCATTATTTTTCTCCAAGCTTAATGACTTCTTTGCATTCTTCAATAATCTCCCTCAGATCCCTTACCGGAAGATGGTTAAGAACCATAGAAGGTACTGGCAAGATCCTGTTAATTGCGTCTTTTGCTTGATAAAACGCTTTAGCCCACTCCTCCGCCGCTTTTGCAGGATCTGGCGTCACCGACCTATCGGGCAGCGCATACATATCACTTGACATCGGTTTCTCCCATAGCTGTTTCTAGCTCATCGCGAAGCTTTCTCCACTGTCTGGTTAAGTCTTCGTGCAGCATCTGCGTCTGTTTTTTCTTATAGCTTCCTGCGCTGCACATATCTTGCGCGTGAGCTAGAACCGCCATTAATGACCATTGGAATTCTTGGGCCAGTGTTTGTTTCATGTGTCCCCCATCGCGGTCAGGTTCCATCACCTTCCTCCCAATGCTTTTTGGCCACATTCGGTGTCTCCCATAGCGGACTCGATTGCCTCACGTGCGACCTTCTGCAAGGCAACGGCCGAGTAGCTTCCGTCAGCATCCGCTATTCGTTTCAGTGCTTTATTCAGCGCCTCTATTTGTTTCTCAGCAATTCGCGCACGATTCATCCATCGGTCTCGTGCCTCACGTAATTCTGTGCGGCCTCTTGTATTAACCTCCTGCTCATAGCTTGCTTGAAGTTGTTTGCGAAGCTCTTCGATCTCTGCCCTCAGCCCGTCACGTTCAAAGAGTATCGACTCCACCAAATCAACTTTTCCACTCATTTCCCAATTCCCCTTTGTTTTGTCATCTTAGCTTTTTCCTTTCAGATCATATTCACTACAGTCTGAAGAGGTAGGTTGTAGCCACACCGATGATTGCGCCGAACGACAGGGAGACGAGTGCGACGATTCCGCACTTAACGCTTATGCTCACTGCCGGTTGCTCTGGTGATTCCTGGGTAGCGTAGTCCCTTGGTTGACTGCAGTGCGGCGTGTCGCCTTTGGAGCCTCTTGCCGACTCAACATCGAGTTGCTTACTCCTGACTTCCTTGAGCACCTCCCTGGTCTTCTCGAGCATTTCAAGGAAGTCCCTTGGTGGTTCATTAACATGGAAGGTGTTGGCATCCATGGTTTGGTGTTCAACGTCTTCTGTTTTTGGTTTCTTCATTTGCGGCCGGCCTTCTTTGTCCATTGGGTGAAAGTCACACACTCAGATACACATGCAACCCTGAATTTGCAGTCATCGCACGGGCAGTTCTTCGTTACCTCGTAGATCCTGCCGTCCTGCCTTGTTCGGTTGTACACGCCTGATGGTTTGAACTTCTCAGTCATCGACTCTCTCCGCGGATCTCTGGTCTCAGAAACTGTTCGGCTTGGCAACCGATCGCACAAGCGCCATGAATCCCTTCTGAAGGTCGTTCTTGCCGATCGCAACCCATCGCCCATCGGTCGTCATATCGCGCTCAAGGTTTATGATGAGGTTGCCGACCTTGTTCGCAATATCCTTGATTGCGTTCATGCAATCGATCTCGTTTTCGTTCAGTTCTCTGTACCCATCAATCTTTCTGTGTTGATTGTCCATCGTCGTCTCCTTTGTGTCGTTTCACTGTGAGTCCAATAGATACTGCGTAACGCTCGAGAACATCCCACTTGTTGAACACTTGATCTTCAAAGTGAGTGTAGAGGTTGCCGATGAGCCTCCCATTTCCTTTTGGATCTATTTCTTTCCAATACCAGAGTCTGGTGTCTTCATCTTTTGCGAGCCGGGTGAAGAACTGATTCGACAGTTTTGCGTTCGTCATTCGCAATTCCTTCGTGGTCATTGCCATGACACGATGGTACTTTTCTTCGCCGCGGTAGAGTTGGCATTCGCGCACTACGCAGAACCAGATGAATTTTGAAATGAAGTGCTTTGCCTGTTTGCGCTTGCGTCTCACCCTGCCTATTTCGACACGCTCCTCGAAATCAGCATGCTCTGCGTCACGCTTGTATCCGCTAGCGAACCCTTTTGCGTGACTACTCATGGCGTCACCCACGTTGATATGGCGCCAAAGACGAGCCCAACAAGGTGGCCGGCAGCCATAAGCGCGATGATCGCGATGGTCCCTCCGATGACAACGGTCAGGATTGGTTTGCCCATACCTTTCCACGTCGGCTCATCCACCTTTCTCCTGTCTGCCCGGACCCTCACAGGCTATCCCTCGAGGCGTGAAGGCTGGTGATGAGGGCTCTGATTTGCTTGGTTGTCTTGCCAGAGATACGCGCTTTGATGATCTGCTCTACCTCAAAATCCGGCCAGCGCGATGTCTTTGGTCCGACCTTGATGGGCTTCGTGAATACTCCGTCCCTGATTTGTTCGTAGATCGATGTTCTCGAGAACCCAAAAATCCTTGAAACGTCAGCCAACTTGAGAAGTTTCATGCTTCAAACCCTTCCTTATTTCGCCAGACTCAATCTTAGCGCATTAGTCCGATACTGATCGCCAATGCGCTACATTGTATTTTTAAAGCGTAATTTGAAGTTCGATTGATCCTGGCTATCGCAAGATTCCAGGCATACCCACCGCCCTTTCCAGCATGGTCGGAAGACCGGTCGCTGTACTAGGTTGCCCCAATCCACATGGTTCCAATTGCCAGGGCGGACAGTGCGCGGTGTGGTCCCTCGTATGCCCTGGGCCTATAGCCTACTTTCATGGACAACACCGATAGGCGTCGGCTATTAACTTTTTAGCGAGGATTGGTATATACTGAGTGAGCGGCTCGCCAATAGGGGGTCCAGCCCTGTTGGCATCTAAAATCCCATGCCCTATGGGTCGAGTCAAGCCCCTTCCTTACCGGTTGGGGCTTTTTTCGTTATGATTCGAGAAACTTGTTCCCAGACCAAGACAAAAGTCTCAAGGAAAGAGGGTCTTTTGTCTTGGTTGTGACGCTAGGAGAGTTACTTTTCCGTTACTATTTAGTTACATAAACGCGCTGATAGCGCACCTGGAGGATGGTATGGCGACGAAGATAAGCAGGCGTTCTGGAACCCAAAGTGAATCCCGTCAGTTGCTGGGTGGCGGCGCCGCCGGCAAGGCTGCCGACAACGTCAAGTCTGCTGGTTCCAGACGGGGAACACAGCGCAGCTCGCAGATGGACGACATCATGTCTGGCCTGTCCCAGGGCCGGAAGAGGAAGTGAAACGGGTGATCCTTATCCGCGGCCGAACGCATGACGAGTGCATGAAGACTGCGGATAAATTACCCGATGCTGGGAAGAATACGGTTGCCGGAGTGTGTGAAATTGCCTACACAGTGGGCTCAGGGCCTCTCATCCTGCTTGTGGAGTTGAAAGATAGGTGATGTCGTAAAGTGGGACGGGTGGACGACGCTTGATCTTGATCCTTCTGAGGTTCTGTCTGAGTTGGCGAAGGAGGATGATATTGACCAAGCGATTATTGTTTGCATACGGTCTGATGGATCGACCACCTTGCACACGACGACCCATGACCGTGCGGTGATTGCCTTTGAGATGCAGCGAGAAATGAACAAGCTGTATGACGGCACGTACTGATGCTTTCCCGTGACGACCTTATTCGGAAACTTGAGGTTGACCGGGAGATTGCCCGACGCAATCAGATCAAGCTATTGCAGGATTCGTTGTCGGCTTTCGTTGAGTGGGCGTGGCATATTCTCGAGCCTGGGCGCGAGTTGAAGTGGAACTGGTCGGTGGAGTTGATTTGTCGGTTCCTGATGGCGTTTGCCTACAGGAAGTTTCATCGCGGCATTGTGAACATCCCCCCTCGAGGGATGAAATCAACCTTGGTGTCAGTGTGCTTCCCGGTGTGGGTCTGGATACAGGACAGGGAGCGGCTGGCGAAGACGGACCCTTGGGCGGCCAAGTTTGTTGGAAACTGGCACCAGTTCTTGTGCTTGGCGAACGATTCTCCGCTGGCGTTGCGCGATGCGGTCCAGGCGCGGAACCTGATGGAGCACCATGATTTCGTTGAGCTGTTCGGCGATCTTGTGAATGTGCCGCAGGGTCAGAACGAGAAGAGTTACTACCGCAACACGGCGAACGGACATCGTAACAGCCGCCCAATACAGGGATCCCTAACTGGTAAGGGTGGCGATACAATCTTAATAGACGACCCGCATGATGCTGAGAAGGCTATGTCTGATGCCGATCGGCTTAACGTCATTGACTCGTACACCGGCAAAGTGACGTCGCGCCTCAACGATCAAGCAAATGGTGGGATCCTCATTATCATGCAGCGCCTGCATGAGGCGGACTTGGCCGGCGTTGTCCGGGCGAAGGATGGCGACTGGTCGGAGCGGAACAAGATGGGGTGGGTAAGTCTCGTACTGCCGATGCAGTATGAGCTTGACGAGAAGAACAAGCCGCCGATCAACCCGGCAAAACGAATCGGTTTTCCCGACCCTCGCACAAAGAAGGGCGAGCTTCTGTGGCCTGAGCGGTTTCCTCTGGATGCCGTTCACCGGCTGAAGTCTGACCTTGAGCGCACCTCTGGTGTGTATGGGGCAACGGCTCAGCTCCAGCAGACTCCAGCGCCTTCTGAGGGCGGGATCCTACGCAAGAGCTGGTGGCGCCGCTGGCCTGATGACAAGTCGTTCCCGTTGTGTGAGCACGTGTTCCTTTCATGGGATACGGCCTACACGGAGAGAGACTTGAAGGAAGCATCGTTCTCGGCCCGCACAGCCTGGGGTGTGTTCTGGAATGAGCAAGATCAGGCGTACCAGTTGATTCTACTTCACTGCTGGGCTGAACAGCTTGCCTACCCCGATCTGCGGCAGAAGGCCCAGGACGATACGTTGGAGTTCCTGCCTGACGCGCATCTTATCGAGAAGAAGGCATCCGGCCAGTCGCTGATACAGGACTTGCGCCGCGCCGGCCGCGGCAGGAAGCGTGTTCGGCTACGCACCTATTCGCCTGACAGGGACAAGGTATCACGTGCTCATGCCGTTACCTCTCCGCTGTCTTCCGGTTTGGTCTGGGCACCCAACCGGCATTGGGCCGAAAAAGCGATAGACGCCTGCGGTGTGTTCCCCAACGGAGCGCCGCCCTCTGCCGACATCACCGACACGGTGACACAGGCAATCCTTTATCTCAAGCAGGGCTGGTGGATCGAGCATCCTGACGATGTCGATGAGAAGTCGCAGGTTGGCGGCGAAGACCCTAACTGGGATACTGAAGATGATGATGAATCACGGAGATCGTATGGCGGATTCTATGGCTGATGTGCTCCCTTTGAGCGAGACCCCCGACGAAGAGATTGCTCGTCTGAGCCTCATGGCTGACGAGTACGGGGATGAGATCCTGACGGACGAAGAGGCCGACATGCTGATGCCGGCGTCCGAGATGCAGAGCCCTGACGAGCATTATGCCAACTTGGCTGAGTTCGTTGACGAGGGTGTTCTCGTTGAGATTGCTCAGGACGTTGATGAGTGGTGCGATCGTGACGAGTCAGGTCGCAAGGAGTGGTACGACCGCGAGCGCCGCGGGATGGTATTGCTTGGCCTCATCACCGACGAGAGTGCGGTGAACAAGTTCAAGGGCGCAACGGAGGCCACTCACCCGCTGTTGGCTGAAGCCTGCTCCAACTTCCAGGCCAGGGCTATTGCCGAGGTATGGCCTGCCGGCGGCCCGGTGAAAACTGTTGTCATGGGTGTGAAGACGCCGGAAGTCGAGGCTCAGGCCACCCGGGTCAAAGACTTTATGAACTGGCAGTACACCCAGGTCAACGGCGGCTTTGACGAAGAGGATCGGATGCTGATGCGTCTCCCGATGTCGGGCTCGACGTTCAAGAAGCAGTATTTTGATCCACAGATGGCAATGGTTCGGTCTGATTACGTCGAGGCTGCAGACTTCTTGGTTCCCTACAAGGCGACATCGCTGAAGACAGCCACCCGCTACACGCACCGGATGCCGAACTTTTCTGGAAACGACATCAAGAAGCTGGTGCAGATGGGCTACTACCGGCAGCCCAAGCATTTTGCGGATCCGACTGGCGTTGGTCTGGAGAACACCAGTGTTCACGATGCGATCGACCGCATTGAGGGAAGCGAGGCCGTCGATTACGAGGAAAATGCCGGATACACCCTGCTCGAGTGTTACTGCTTCCTCGATCTCGAGGGGTTTGAGGATATGGGGCCTGACGGCCGCCCAACTGGGATTGCCCTGCCGTACATCGTCACGGTGGAGAAGGAGAACCAAGCGGTTCTGGCTATCCGCCGAGGCTGGAAGGAGGGAGATCAGCGCAAAGAGCGCCGGCTGAACGTCACCCATTACCGGTTTATGCCCGGGTTCGGCTTCTACGGCTACGGCTTTGTCCACATGATCGGCGGTCTTGCGGCAGCGGCGACCGGCGCCCTGCGTGCATACCTCGACGCTGCCGGCTTCGCCAACATGAAGGGCGGCTTCAAGTCGCGTGATGCCAAGCTGCAGTCGGACGAACCGCTTGGCATGGGTGAGTGGCGCGACACAGACATGACCGCCGAGGAATTGGCAAAGTGCTTCTATCCGATGGAGTACCGGGAGCCATCAAAGGGCCTGTTTGAGATGCTTGGCTATCTCGATCAGGTTGGCCGGCGCTTCACGTCAACAACGGAGAATCTGGTTGGCGATGCCAACAACAATGGTCCAGTCGGCACCACCCTGGCGCTTATCGAGCAGGGGCTAAAGGTTTTCTCCGCGATCCACAAGCGTATTCACGAGGCGCACGCGGAAGAATTCAAGATCATGGCGGATCTGTATTCGGAGTTCCTGCCGGCCGAGTACCCCTACATGGTGGAAGAGGCTGAGTCAGTCATCCTGAATACGGACTTTGACGCCCGGGTGGATGTTGTTCCTGTCTCTGACCCGAACGTGGTCACAAACACCCAGCGGATTGCCCAGGCACAGGGCGTTGTTGAGCTGGCATCCCGGGCGCCGGAAATCTACGACATGCGTGCCGTGCATCGCCGGATGCTGACCTCGATGCAGGTTGCCAAGGTGGATGAGCTGATCCCGTCGCCAGAAGAAGCCCAACCTGTCGATCCGATCACCGAGGGCCGGATGCTGTTTATGAACGAGGCAGTCAAGGCGTTCCCGGAACAGGATCACTTGGCCCATATCACGGCCCACGGCATGTGGTGGGAACAGATGGTGCCCGACGACCTGAAGGCCGATCTCGAGCCCTTCTACAAAGCGCACCAAGCGGAGCACATGGCGCACTGGTACACCATACAGATGCTGCGGCAGTTGGGCTTGACGCCTGAATCCCTGCAAGACCCGACCATGCAGAACTTTATTGCACAGCAGGCCGCCCAGGTGACGCAACTCATGGCACCACAGACCATCGGCCTTGAAGCAGCGGCCGTAGAGGGGGAGGGAGACAACGGTGCCGGCGAGCAACTGAAGATTGCATCCGACATCCAGATGAAGGATCGCGCCGCTCAGGCGGATATTGACCGCAAGGATGCCCTGGCGCTCTCGGACATTGAGCGCAAAGACGCGGAGGCTGAGGCCAAGATTGCCCGCGAAGCAGAAGCAGGGAAGCGCAAGGCAGAGCAGGAAGCTGCAATGACGGAAGCTGCGCTGGACAAGATAGAGCGCGGCAATGATTCGGAAACTTAAACACCAACACGATGCGCTGCTCGGGGCTATTGAAAAACAGCTCTGGGAACGCATCGACACCGAGACTGAAGCTCTTGCGAGCGGCCGAGCGGTCGATTTCGTGGACTACAAGCGCAGGGCGGAGCGGATTAAAACGCTCAATCAGGTGCTTGATGATTTGAGTGCTGTGGTCAAAACATACCTTGAAGAGGACGAGGATGATGATTAACACGGCACTTGCCGCAGAATCCCCCTTGGGTGAAGTGAACCCGAAGGACTACCCGATACCTGCCGGTTGGCGGGTACTTATCGAGCCAATCAAGATCGAGGAAAAGACCCAGGGTGGGATCGTGCTACCCGAACGGGCGAAAGAGGCGAAGGAGCACTTGCGGCACATTGGCAGGGTCGTGGCTATGGGGCCGCTCTGCTACAAGCACGTGAAGTTCCAAGACTGCGACCCATGGTGCAGCGTGGGAGACATGGTTGCCTACGGCGCCTACTCCGGGCAGCAGATGCAGGTACGAAACAGCGACGGTAACGATTACGTTGCACTGCGTCTCATCAATGATGACGAAGTCCTGGCGGTTATCCCGTCTCCGGACTCCGTGATGATCTACTGCTAAGGGGTACGAAATGGGCGAAGAACAGCATGAAGTTGAAGACGACCTGACCCCCGATGCCCGTGAGGCACTGGAGGCTGGGGTAATCGACCATGACGAGGACGATGACGAGTCCTATGGTAAGCGCGTTAACAAGCGCATCGCGAAGGAAGTCAGCAAGCGCAAGGCCCTGGCCGACCGGCTTGCCGAAACGGAAACGAACGCGCAGCGGATCGCTCGCGAGCTTAAGGAGGCAAAGGAACGGCTCAGCCAGTACGAGGAACGCGAGACCGAGGGGCTGGATACCCGCGCCAAGGATCTGCAGGCCCGCCGTGATGCGGCACTCGAGGCCGGCGAGATGGGTGAGTACAACAAGCTGAACGACGAACTGACGGATATCCGGATGGATATGCGCGATCGTCGCCGCCAACGTGCGGAAAAGCCTGTTGAGATCGAGAGGGATGAGCCGGCACCGCGGACGAATACCTCCGGACTGTCCAAGGCAGCGGCCGCCTGGGTGGAGGAAAACGAGGACTGGCTTGGTGAAGACCAAGAGAAGGCGGCAAACGCGGCCAAGATCGAGCGCCAGCTTATCGGCGAGGGGTACAAGGTAACTGACCCTGACCTCTACGAAGAGTTGGATCGCCGCCTCGGCGGATACGACAAGGAGGTTGAGATTGATGATCCTGACGATGAGGTTGAAAAACCAAGGCGTGGAGCAACTCCCGGTGTGTCCCGTGAATCGGGTAGCCGCCGGCCGGCTTCGCGCCAAGGTGCCCTCACTCGTACTGACCTTCAGAAGATGAAGAACGCTGGGCTCGACCCAAACAGTCCTTCAGACCGAAAAGGTTGGATCGATCGCAACAAACCGCTCTAAGGAGACTATAATGGTCGCAAGAAGCACTGGTAATACGAAGGATGATTCTGTAACGTCAGAGAATGGACTTGGCAGCCTGATCGATGATGCCTTCCAGGGGAAAGAGGCCTACGGCGAAAAGCCCCCCGAAGACAATCGCACCTCTCGCGCAATGGAATCGCGTGAAGGGGATGAGATCCACGAATCCTATCAGGATCAGTGGACTCAATCGGGACTCCTAGATACGAAAAACATCCCACCACGACCGGGGTTCGTCCAGAGATGGGTACGAACCAAGCTCGGCGGCATGGATGATCCCAAAAACGTGATGCAAAAGATGAACCAAGGGTATCGTCCTCGCAACGCGAACACAGTGCCAAAGGGATCGTTTGCCCCTACCGTGAACACTCGCCAATTCGGCGACATCATCGGAATGGACGGCATCGTCCTCATGGAACGGCCAGAGAAACTGCATAAGTCGCACGCTGCGCACAACGCTGCAATGGCGAATCGTCAGATGGAGGCTGTGAACGGCATTCTTGCTCAAGCACAGGAGCCCGGGAAAGGTTTCGGCCCTGTGAATAAGACGCACAGTTCTAGCGTAGACACCGGTCATCGGCCGGCACCTGTCTCCGACGACGACTGAAAAGAACCCAATCACAATCTTTTAGACGAGGACTAGACTTATGTCTAACAACAACGCTCCCTATGGGTTGCGTCCGTCCCGGAAACTCGGAGGCGGCGCTGTCGCCAACGGGGCTTACAGTATCGCCGATGGCTACGCAAACGCCATCTATTCCGGCGATGTCGTAATGATGACCGGGACCGGCAATAACATCGAGATCGCGCCTGCTGGTACGGTCAACGCAATCGGCGTGTTCGCCGGCTGCAATTTCATCGATGGGGAAGGCCGCGTAACCTTCAAGCCTTACTGGCCTGCTGCGCAGGCGCTCGAGGCAAACACTGTCTGTGAGGCTCTGGTCTACGATGACCCGAACATCATCTTCCGTGCCCAGGCAGACACCGTGGCAGCAGCAGATGTTGGTGCCTTGTGCGACTGGGTGGCAGGTACTGGTAATACCAAAACCGGCCGTTCTGGTGCTCAGGCGCAAGCCTCGGCAACCGCTACCACTGGCAAAAGCCTTCGGATCTACGGTCTGTTGCGCGAAGTCGGTAATGAATACGGCGCCTACGCTGAAGTCGAGGTCATGTTCGCTGAACATGCTCTGACCGGTGTTGTCTCCGGCGTGGGAGGTGACTAATCATGGGCGTTATGAATCGCAATACGTTCGCGAAAGACCTTGAAGAAGGTCTGAATACTCATTTCGGTATGGCCTATCGTGCCCGTCCGGATGAGTGGACGTCGATCTACGACACGGAACGCTCTGACAAGGCGTTTGAAGAAGATGTGCTGGAAACCGGTTTCGGTGCTGCCCAGGTCAAGCCTGAAGGCTCCGCGGTCGGCTTTGATGAAGGCATGCAGGGGTGGACTGCTCGCTATATCCACGAGACCATCGCACTCGCTTTCGCTATCACTGAGGAAGCAGTCGAGGACAACCTGTATCAGCGTCTCGGCCCGAAATACTCCAAGGCTCTGGCTCGTGCCATGAAGCACACCAAGGAGATCAAGGGTGCCGCGATCCTGAATGCGGCCTTCTCGGCAACCGCCCCTGGCGGCGACGGCGTCAGCTTGCTGAATACTGCCCACCCGCTGCTGAACGGCGGCACGATGTCAAACCGCCTGTCAACCCCTGCCGACCTGTCGGAACAGGCGATCGAGGATCTTCTGATCCAGATTCGCAAGACCACCGATGACCGTCAGGTGCCGATCAGCCTCATGGCTGAGAAGCTGGTTGTCCCACCGGAGCTTGAGTACGACTCGATCCGACTGACCCGTAGCACCATGCGTGTCGGCACCGCCGATAACGACATCAGTGCGATCGTGTCCAAGGGCGTGTTCTCTCGTGATCCGACCACCATTACCCGCCTCACCGACCCGGATGCTTGGTTCATTCTGACCGACTGCCCGGACGGCCTGAAGCACATGACCCGCGTTGCAATGAAGCGCGGAATGCAGGGTGATTTTGATACCGGCAACCTGCGGTACAAGGCCCGCGAGCGTTATTCGTTCGGCTGGACTGACCCGCGGGGCATCTTCGGTTCCGAAGGCGCCGCGTAATCGGTAGTCCCCTGATAAGGGGGTTTTTGGCCCGCCCCCAGTTCCTCCGGGGCGGGCTTTTTTGAACTTGCCGAAAGGCTGATCTAGGAGATTTGTTCACATGACCACGAAACACACAATTTCACGCGCATCCCAGATTTTTGCGGGTGCGTATCACCCCGGCGCCTTCAATATGAATGGCCGATCCGGAGCCCCCATCGGCAATCTGGTGCAGCTTTCCCTTGGAACCCCGACTGTCGGCGCAACCACGACCTTGCGTGCCGCTGCTGCTCATGCGGCAGCAGGCGCCCTGGCCCTTGGCGCAACCGACCTTGACGTTGCTCGTGCCATCTCGATTACCTCGAGCGGCGCTGATACTGCTGTCGTTTTCACGGTCACTGGTTACGACATTGGCGGTCAACTTATGGTTGAAACCATCACTGGTGTCAACGCTGGAACTGTTGCCGGCAAGAAGGCATTCAAGAGCATCCTGTCTATCGTCTCCAGCGCCGCGTGTGCCGGCAATATTTCTGTAGGTGACACCGATGCCCTGGGCCTGCCTTATCCGGCCGTCACAGCGGCTGACATCCTGTTCCAGTTCGCCGACAACACCGAAGAGCTTTCCTCGAGCACCCTGGTCAAGGCATCTACTGCAACGGCAACGGCAACCACCGGAGATGTCCGCGGGACCATCAACCCTGATACCACACTTGATGGCTCCGTCGAGATCGTGGTCTGGATGAAGGCTGACGGCTCGAGCCCTGAAGCTCTCGGCGGCGTTGCGCAGTACGCGGGCTGATAGCGTCTCATGGACGTTGAAGCCCTACTGAACACCGTTCGTGGGGATTTTCTCGACGACGAAGAGACCCCGTACCGTTGGGGTGCCTCAAAACTCCTGCGCTGGCTGAATCGGGCGCAGGAAGAGGCGTGCCTGCGGCAGCGGCTTCTTGTTGACGAGACGACTGCAGAGATCACCGAGATCCCCTTGGTGGTCAACACAGCATCGTATGCCCTCGATCCACGGGTGGTTCTCGTGGATCGGGTGGTTTACAACCAGCAGACCATACCCAAGGCAACCAAGCATCAGCTTGACCGTCTCATGCCGGCATGGCGCGAGATGGAGCCCGGGTCGCCGCTGTTCTACCTGCAGAACGACCTCACGATTCGGCTCATTCCCACCCCGAGCCAAGCAGAGGACGGCAATACCCTGACCATCAGGGCCTCACGCCTGCCTCTCGTTCCCCTTGTCGATAACACCGACGTCCCTGAGATCCCGGTCGCGCACCATGAAAACCTCTGCTACTACGTGGCAGCCAGAGCCTTCATGCTGCCTGACGAAGACACCAAGGACACGGGGCTGGCAAAGACCTACATGGCCCAGTACGACGCTGCCTTCGGCCCTGCCTTGTCGGCAGATGTCCTGGCTCACAAGCGGAGAGAGACCGGTGTCAGTTGGGTGGGTGAATCACATGCGTATCATGGTCGCAGATCCGGGATGAGTGTCCGGAATAGCTGGGACTACGACGAGGACTGAGCATGGCGACGAAGGTAAATCTGTTCCCCGACCAGGGCTCGGACTTCACCCACAAGTACCTGTACCGGGACAAGGCGACAAGATCCCCGATATCTCTTGCCGGGTACACGCTTGAGATGCAGGTTCGTCCGCACAAGCAGTCCTCTGAGCTGCTGGCTGATCTCGACAATGCAGAGAAGGGTGGAATTGTTCTCACGGATGATGCGAACGGCGAATTCACCATCACGCTTGAAGGTACCGATACGGCCACTTGGCGAAACGATGAGGCTGTTTACGACATCAAGGGAACAAACGGCGGAGTCCCGGAGCGCATTGCTGAGGGTGAAATCTATCTGAACAAATCGACAACGAGGTAGGCATGCCAGAGCATAGCGACATAGACTACAAGGAGGGTTATCACGGATATGAGGGAACTGAGCGCAGATTTCCTCATTGGTGGGATAAGTGGGTAAATCCAACGACAGTCCTTGCCATGATTGGCGGGATTGTCTGGGGAATACAGCTCAACATGGCTGTCGTTGACCATACCGCAGAGATTGGGAAGCTCAGCGCAATGCTCACGGCACAACAGAGTCTTTTGCAGCAACAGTCAAACTCCGTAGCCAGGATCTCCGTCATCCTCGATGCGCTCGAGCGCCGCGTAAGCGGAAACGAGGTCGCCATCAAGCAGGATGCGGTGGAAGTCGGCCGGATG